GCTGCTTGTTGATTTTGAAAATTTTGTGCTGCTTGTTGTGCACTAAAGTTTTGATTTTGATTTTGTATATCGTGTATTGTTTGACCTATAGAGCCGCTACTACCGCCACCGCTACTACCGCCACCATAACTACTTGATCCTTGTGTTCCACCTGCTGTGGACGTCATAAAATGTGCGCTTCCGCCCGGCATTATGCTACCCTCTGTATTGGTTTACGTGCGTTCATGATACCGCCTTGTGCCGCGAATGTAATTTCGCCCGGCTTGTTAAATAGTGCTGCTCCACGAGCCGCTGTGTTTGGGTTCATGGTCCCTGCTCCGCGCATCCCGACGGGATTAGCCATTGCACTTGCAAATCTATCGGATGCTGGATTTATACTTGTTCTTCCAGACACTGGTACTTCTTTTGGTTGTATAGTTCCTGTTTCATCAACATCTGCATTTGGAAACTCAACAGATATTTCTGGTCTTATTTCTTTTTGTAATTTTTCTGTCTGTGTGTCTATTAATCTTGTACCCGTTGTAAACACAGCTTTGTTATCTAATAATAGACGATTAATGTTTGATTCTATTTGACCTACAATACTATCATTTAAAGGTTTAATTAACTGCGCAGCAAAATCTTTATCTATAAAAGCTTGAGCTAATATTTCATAGACTTCTCTTTCTGTTTTATTTCCAAGAACTTTATTAGCTAATCGACCACCAAGACCTGCTAAAACAAGAGGTGGACCAAAACCCATGGAACCAGCTTTTGCACCGGTAATACGACCTATTGCAGATACTAACACATTATTTTTTTCTATAGCATCTAAAGTCATTTTACCTTTAACTACTTTAGGTTGTATTTGTTTTAAAGTGTCTTGAAAATAAACAATAGTACTATAATTATCGCCATATATACTTTTTAAAAGTTGTTCATTGTTGTCAATAAATCTAATTGTTTTTTGTAAATCTAAAACTTTTTCACCTTGTTTTGTGACTGTTGATATATTGTCGATCATGAGATCAGATACTTCATTTTTAAAAGCATTCATTGCTAAATCATCTTCTGATAATATACTTTTAATTTGAGTCCAAGTATTCAAAGCTTTGTCTTTATCGGCCTCATTAAATAAATTTCTAGTAACTTGTGCATTAGAAATATTTAAATCAGTATTTGTTAACAGAATATTTTTTCTATGTTTACCAACATCTATTTTTGTTCTAGCTACATCATCTGTTAATGTAGAGACCTCTGCCAGCACTGCGTCAAGATCAGAAAATTGATTTGTTAAACCTAATTCATTAATTAGATTTGCGTTATTATCAAGATATTTTTTAAGAGTAGGTCTACTAATGTTTCCATCAATATCTTTCATTTTATTTATATCAGAATAAATTTTATTTTTAGCACCCTCACTCTCTTTACCTATAATTTTTAAAAAGTCCTTACTTTGAACACCACCAGCTTCTCCTTTAGACATTAATTCTTCAAATTTATTAGCATCAATAACTTGTACCTTACCTTTTTGTGGATTGTAATCTAATATATTTCCAATGCTAGAGCCATAAACTTCGGATTGAATTTTGTTTGTAAAGGATAATGCATTAGATGCTGCATCCATATTTTTTGCATTAATTCCATTTGTTAAAGAAACATCAATAGTATTTAACATACTTTGAAGGTTATCTATTTTAATTTGTCCTGTTTTTGTAGTGCCGTCTGTTTGTCTAATTAAATCATGTATTTGTGATTTTAAATTTAATACTTCATCCATAGCATATTCAGTATTGTCTAATAATCCAGAGGACCCCGGAACGTTTACATCTCTTTTTCCTAGTTTTGGACCTATTTTTTCTTTTTTAGTTTTACCTTTAATAACACCTAAATCAATTAATCTGTTCTCCCCTGCCAAAGTTTTTAATATTGGTGGTATTGTTGAGGGGTCCGCTGTTCTATAATTATTAGCAATTATAGTAGCCGCAGCATCACCAATAGCTTTAACATCTGGTTCGTTACCTACTTTAGCCCACAAGTCTTTTTCTTTTAACAACATGGTATCAAGAGCATCTTCTAATTCTAACTTTAGAAAAGAAGTTGCATCTTCTACAGTTACATTTTGAAACAATTGAAGTTTTTCAGCTACTTTTTGTTCTGCTAAAATTAATTTACTATTGATAAAATCTAACTGATCAATTTCTGATTTATTTAAAAAAGAAATTAATTCTTCTGTTGTTGCATTTTCTGGTAATTTCATTTTTTCATCAAATCGTGATTGAAGATTATGATTTCTTGTTAAATAATAAGCTTCTAATGCAGAGGCTAAATCACCGCCGCCTTCTTTTTCTGCTAATGTTTGACGCAATCTTGTTAATTGTTCACTATCAAAAAACTCATCTAATAATCTTGGAAAGTTTGTTTGAGTAGCTGCTTCACCAAAAATAGTATTATCTGTTATGCCGTATCTTTCAAATATAGCTTCCTTTGATAATTTTTTATTTTCTAAATCAAATAACAATTTAGTAATTTCATCTCCATCTAATTTTGAAAAAAGTATATTAGCGGCTACTTTATTAGCGGTAGATTGAGCTTTAAAAAGACCCATTCTTTCTCCAATTAAACCTCCAGCCATTCTTATACCTAAAACTTGATCTAATTTTGAATAAATAGCATGTGTTGTTATTGGAGATATATACCCAAGAGCTTGCCCCCATGCTTCTAAATCAATAGGCGAGTCTCCTCCTTGAAAAAATCCTCCTTGTGTTTGCATTGCTTCAGCTCCTACAAAACCACCAAAACCACCAGTGGTTGCTAGGCTTGTCTCCAAGCCTGCTATTTTTGCCATGTTTTTAGGAGTTGCTCCCTTTAAAGGAAAATACATTAAAGGTAAGGTCATTCCAATTTCTTCAAAAATTCTACCTGTAAAATGTGCTAATGCTCTGTTTTTTTGGTAGTCTGTTTTAGCACCTATTTTATCAAACAATTTACCAACAGACTCACTCCCCGCAAAAGGTTGATTACCAATTACTTTAGGAATGTCTTCCATATTAAATCCAGACTTGTCTAATATTTTTCTAACACCGTCTTCACCAAAAGATAAAATAAGATTGCTTAAATCAACAGGCAAACCCATTGCCTGTTCAATACCTTTGTTAATCCCGGGAAGAATATTTTTAGCGACTACACCTGCTTTATCTAATAGACTTTCCTGTGATATATAAAAGCTTTGTAGCTTCCGGTATGCTTCTAACTCTTTTAAATTATCACCACTATTTCGTGCTTCTTTAAACTCTATCATAAGATCATACTCGTACTGATCATCTAATATTTTTTGTTGTTTTTCTTCTTCTGTCATATTATTAAAACTCGTTACCTTTTCTAAACTCTTCTAATTCTCGTTGTTGTTCGTCGTTTAAAACTGTTCCTTTATCTAATTCCTCTACTAACTTTTTAGAACTTGCAAAGGGGTCTTCAAAAGTAGTTATATAGCCTTGTTTTGTAAATCCTTCTACAAGTCCTATTTTAGATATATAATCCATTCTATCTTGATCTCCTCCTCCTTTAACAAGTCTTAATATTTCTGCTGCTGTGCCTTCTCCTCCAGCGGATATAGCTGCATCTATATAATTAAAAGGAACAACCTTACCCATTTGTAAATCAAATTTTACTTTATTAACAATAATGTCAGTAAATATTCTTTCTAATCTTTTTTTACGAAGTCTGTTTACTGAAGGAGGTAAACTAGGATCAATTAAAGTTTTTTTAACATTTCTAACATCAAAGTCAGATGGAATACCTTTTACTAAAGCATCAACTGAATTAACAAGTAATCCACTTCCTCCTAATAAAAAACTTGCCATTGGCTCACTAACGCCTAATATTTGTGCAATGTTAGCAACTGTTCTACCTATAACTGGAATACCACCAAATTTTTCAAGATCAACCAAAGCTAAATCTTGAAGACCTAATATAGCTGCATCCACGCCTTCTCTATCATTAGGTGACATTGCTTCTCTCTTGGCATAATCTTCTTGTGCTTGTCTTTTTCTTACATTGTAGTCTGGAGCATCTGGATCTAAATTGTAATAATAATCAATAGGATCTTTTTTTCCAGTGATTACTTCATTAACCTCACTAACAGCAGCTTTATTATCCACGCTTTCTTTTTTATTTTTATGAATTCTATACATCTCATTATCTAATTCGTTTATTTCTCCAGCATCTGTTTGTTTAATAACATCGCGAAGATTACCACTGTCATCAGTAAATTGTAAAACTAAACTATCTAATTCAGCAGGTGTTAATTCTTCACCTGAATAATTTGATTGATATTCTTTTTTAAGCTTTTCTCTTACGTCAATTAATCTATCTTCTTTTCCTGCTAACGTTGCAGTATAACCAAGGGGTATTTCACTAGAGATATCTCTTCCTTTAGTTTCTAAGAAATCTTTTTCTGATATAAATTCACCATCAACAAAATATGTATTAACACCATCCTCTGTTTTTTGTCTTACTTGACCATATTTTTCACTCAACGGTGTATCTTCCGTAGTATTTAAATGAGTATAATATACAGTTTTTTCTTTTGGTGGTGTTGGTTTTTCCATTGTATACGTTTCTTTAAACGTTGGATCAGTATAGAAAGGACTGGTTTGATCTGCTAAATCTATCGTTATACTTTCTTGTTTGTTACCTATTTTATAAAATGTTTTTGGATTAGCTGGTTTAAAACCGTCTGGTTTTTCCATTGTATTTTTTTCTCTAAACTTTGGATCAGTATAAAAAATACTACTTTCATCATTTAAATCTACAGTTATTTGTGTTTTTCCATCATTGCTCCAAAATGTTTTTGGATTAGCTGCTTTAAAACCGTCTGGTTCCTCTATTGTCCAACTTTTTAAAAAATTTGGATTAGTGTATATTTCAGAATTTTTATTATTTAAATCTATATCAATTGTTTCATCGGGTGTAGTTTTACTGTAAAATGTTTTTACATCAGCCGGCTTAAATTCACTTACTTTTGATTTTGTATATTCATCGTATGCAAGATCAAATGCTTTTAACTTTAACTGATTATCAAAATTAGCTTGTGCTTGTTTTTGTTGATTTCTAGTTTCGGCAGCTCTTGCAAAACTTGGAGCAGATTCCGCAGTTGCTTGACCAAGAATATCTAATGCACCACCAAATCCACCTTGATAAGATTTACCAGATAACAACCTACCGCCTAATTCTAATAAAGCAGAACTAGCCGTTTTTAATTTAGGAGATGTCTCTGGTCTACCTAAATCTAAACTTTGTAATAGTTTTAATCTTTCTTCTACCATGCCGGGTAATACTAAATCTCTTGAGGGAGAGGGTCCCTTACTTACATTGTTACCCCATTCTTCTAATAATCCACCTGTTCCGGAAATTTCACCTGAATAGCTCCCCGGTCCGTCAACATAGCCACGTTTTGGTGTATCTAAACCATACGTGATCCCTGTTCCGCGGTGCGCGTAGCCTCCTCTATTAAATAATTTTCTACCTAGTACTGCCATATTAGCCCATCAATGCTCCAAAACCACCTGCACCTGTTGCCATTATTCCAGCCGCTTGCGCGTATGGATTAGTTTGCGGTAGTGGTGATGTTACTTGTGTCCCCATCATTTGCGGTGATAATTGTTGTAATATACCAGCACCAGTTGAGAGTTGATTCCACGGCGCATTTTCTAATGCCATTTGATTTTGATAATTCACGTTAAGCCCAGTTTGTCCAAGTTGTTGTTGTAACCCGCCAATGCCCATTAACTGATTAACATCAGATTGTCCCATTGCTTGTGCTTGACCGCCAAGTCCTGCCAAAGCGCCGCTAATGCCACTTGTTTGTTGACCGAGCTGACCAAATGCTTGTGCTTGTTGCATTTGTTGTTGATTAGCTGCTTGTGCTAATCCCTGTGCTTGTTGATAATTTTTGGATAAATCTTCAAAGATACGACGTGACCGCATGTCTGCTGTATTACGCGCTAGTTCTGATTGTTGTAGCCCGTACCGTGAACCACCAAAGGCTCCTGCACCGACTGCTTGACCAGCTAGTTGGTTACTTGCCATTTGTGATTGACGATCAATTTCCTTTAAAGCTTCTTGTGTTACGTCTCCTTGGTATTTATTAAAATAAGGTTTATAAGCGTCTGGCCCAATATTCATTCCACCGAGTGCTTGTACACCGGCTCCTGTTGTGCCTAGCGCTGCCTGTTGTCCCGCACCGGCTGCTGCTAAATAAGGCTGATACGCCCCAATGCCGCCGTAAGCTTGTTGCATTGCTGCCTGTTGTGTTGGTGTAAATCCGTATACCTCTTGCGCCGGGACATTTAATGGTTGGCCCATCATTGTCCCCAACGTATTCGCCATCTGCTCCGTTGGTTTTTCTAAGTACTCCGGTACTATAGGTGTTGTTACTTCTGTTGCTGTAGCCATTTTTATGCTCTCGCCTCCATTCGATCCATTGCTTCGTACATTTTTCTTGCGCCTTCGCGACGGTCGCCTCCGCCCGCACCTCTGACTGCTTTAGCCGTCATGACAAATTCTCCGTCGCTTAGCATTGCCGGAATGGAATCACTTGTTCCTGTTCCCGGTCCCGTTGACTCTCCTCCTCCTTGCAAGTCCATGACACCACCTTGTGCCATTGCTGGCACGATAGGCATGTCTTGTGCCCATTGCAATTTAGGATTTAACATAGAGTCATAACTTAATCCGTGTGGTTCATAAGGATCAATTTGTTGTCCTACGTTTTCATCTGATGATGTTGAATCTATCAGCCATCCTAGCGCCGCTGTTGATAGTCCGTATAGTTTCGCTGCTTCCATGACATCCATGCCTGCTAGAGTAGCATCTTTAGCTTTATTCGCATTTAAATATTTTTCTAAAAAAATGTCTTCTTGACTTGGTGTTAAAGTACTTGCATCAAAAGCACCACCACCTTCTTCTTTTACAAAATTATCAAAACTTACTTTTTCTTTGTCACTACTACCAAAATTTTCCATGAATCTCCATTCATCAGTTTTAGGATCTTTAAATGCATCCCATCCTTGTCTTTCTCCTAGTTTTGAATACTCTGGATTTTCTTTTAAAAATTGGTCGTAAGCTTCACCTTCAGTTGGAAGTTTCCCCATCATTGCTTTTCCAATTTTGAGAGGATTATAAGTATCTAGTCCATAAGCACCTCTCATGCCACCACCAAGAGAGAAAGGACTTTGACCAGTTGCTAAGTTAGTACCTACACCTGCAATACCACCACGCATTGCCATCTGTGCCCATTGACTTGGATCACCCGGGTTTTCTCTTTTGTATTGACCAAGCATCGCGCCTGCCGCAGCACCTGCCGCTGGTCCGTACATCGCCCCAACAATAGGAGCAACATAGCCCGATACATCGGCTGCTGCTTTTCTCAGTCGTCTTCCAACCCATTTAAAAAAGAATTCTGGTTGTCCTGTTACAGGATTTTTTGAGTTTAGTTCATTACCAACAATGTATCTTCCGGGTTCAATACCCATGTCTACCATTGTTTTAAATAACCGTTTTTTCAATACAGGGTTCCTATCTAAAACCTCCATTGGAACAACGGTTTCGCCTTCTGCTGCATGCACGATATATGTATCTTCATAACGACCAAGGCCGCCAATCTTTGATACGAAACTTTTAAACTCGTTTAATGATTCTAATCCCTGCATGTTTATTTCATGACCTCTCCGAATATGTCTAGGCTATTCACCGTTATAGCGACATCGCGCTTGATGTGTTTTTCTTCTGTGGAAGTTGCAGGATTGTTAACGTCCGCTTGTGCTTCATTTTCACTAGCGTATTCTTTACCTGTTTGCGTATTGGAAACTGTCTCTTTGGTCTCAATAGGAAGAACTGCGGAAGTTTTCCTGCCAGCTAATACGTTTTCGTCCCTTTTTATACTCATTTTCCCATCCTTTTGCAATAGTTAATTAATATTTCCATTATTTCCTACGTACTAGACACTTCTAGCACACTAATAATTATACTCAAATCATTGCCATTTTGAGCTTGAGCCTTTATTATTTCTGATTCTTTTGCAACAAGTGGAGCAGGTGCTGACACTGTGCTATCAGATGTATCCTGCGCCATATTACCGGTTGCAAGAAGCTCTTGTGATCGTTTGGCTTGAATTGTTCTATCTACTTCTAAACTATAACTAACACTGCTTGAGTCTACAAGATATAACGATATGTTACAATTGTTTTCCGTATCGTCGTTTGATACACGAATAGATTTAACAATTGCTGTCGTCTCTGTTGGTACTGTATATACAGTAGTCAACTCATTAGTAGAGAGCTTTGTTTTATAGTTTGTATAGACGTTTGCCATTTATGATAAAAACCAACTTACCCTTTCATCTTCTTGTTTAAGAGTTTCTGGTACATATGTGTTGTTCAAGACAAATATCATTTGTTCCAGTGTTTGCACAAGTTGTGCCATTTGTTGTCTGTCATATTTTTCCGGTGCTTCCGGTAAACGTGGTGTTGTAATAAGTGCCATTAACTTCCCCTCATTCCGTCTGGTTTCATATCAAGTCTAAGTGTTCCGTATCGCCATTTATCATCAACGGCGTCACTTGCTACTCGTATAGAAATTTGTCGTCCACGTATTCGTGTATCTTGTTTCGTTGTACTTGTTGTTATATCATAGGAGCCGTGAGTTGTTTGTGTTCCTGTTGGATAGGGCCGTGTTTTTAATGTTACATCCACCGTACCCGCTTGGTTCTTGAAGTCGGGAATAAACCTTGCAATCGACATAAACTGATCACCGTCCTGTATATCAATGTCGCCTGATTCAATATGATTTGACATAGCTGAGCCATTGTCATTAACACCTTTTTCATGTGCATACACAAAAGTACGACCTGCTTTAAGCCCGTTGATTGTAGAGATACTAGCTGTAGTATCTGTAGAATCAAATTCCGTTGCATAAGGATTATCATAAACACCACTATCCGCCCATGAGCTTCTAGCTAATGTTCCAATATACCATAAGTTTTCTGCATAATTGAACATTACAACTTTATCAATTTGATCTGATCCTTCTGAGGGATAGAACCACATGACTTCATTAAAGTCTGAATTTGCTGAACAAAATACATCTTGTTTAGCATTAGGATTAATATCATCAAATACGTAGTCTTGTACAGAGCACGGTATTTTTTTAACCGCACCATCATACATAAAGAAAGATTCATCACTCATCCAGAAGGATGTACCCGATACATCTACTGCCGCATGTATTCCTACAGCGCCACAGTTAGAACCTATTTGTTTAAATCCAAAAGTAAAAGGTGCACCAATAAATTGCATTTGATACAAAGCAGAATCTGTCCATACCATAACAGCTCCTCTTGATCTAACGGCTGTTTGTATTTGGTTACCGTCCGTTAGTCTGTGTGAACCCGCCGTGTTTGTTGCCGTTGGTGTCCATTCGTTTGTTGTTTCTTGTGAAGACCAACGAATATACATATTATCCTGTGTAGAATCCGTTCCTATCGTTGTCTCTGTTCCAAGGCAAATAACATGCCTGTCATCACCCGATACTAGCATAAATCGTGATTTTGTTGGTCCCGCCGATACGTTTGTCGTATCCGCTGCATTGCTGGATAGTCCACCCGATGTGTCCCAATAATATAAACCACCATCAAATTGCAAGGCCAAAACATCTTCACCCCAATTATCCAGTGTCCATTTTGATGATTGTAATAAAACACCAGAAGCGCCTGTTAGACCAGATCTAGTTGTATTCCATGTGCTTGTACTCCATGTACCTGCACCCCAACCATAACCATATAAAG